AGACCAAGGATCAACAGGCCCACAAGGAGACACAGGACCAGGTGGTCCTAACAGTTCAGCAACAGGAGAAACAGGACCAACAGGAGATACTGGACCAACTACTGGATCGCAAGGACCACAAGGACCAACAGGAGACGCAGGACCAACAGGAGACGCAGGACCAACAGGACCAACAGGAGACGCAGGGCCACAAGGAGACACCGGACCAACAGGGATTGGAGAAACCGGACCAACAGGACCAACAGGACCATCAGGACCACCAGGAGACCAAGGGCCAACGGGAGAAACAGGACCAACAGGAGACACAGGACCAACAGGACCCACAGGACCAGTAGGAAATGGAGTACCAAATTATTCTTATTATTTTAGTAATAATTCTACCTTCAATTATAATCAAAATAACTATACTCAAATTAGTCCTAGTACTACATTTCTAATAAATAATTCATCAACAAATATTCCATTTATAAATGGTTCATATTTTGCTATTAGTTGGTCAATAAGTGAAAAAATAACAATAAATACTTCTTTTACACCACCTAGTTCTAGCGCAATATATATTGAGTTTGTTGATAATAATTCTACAGTATATGCCCCAATTATTATTAATTCTACATACGGTGGTGCGGTTGGTACATATATACAAATTAATGCTGATATTTATCAAAGTATGACTGTAAATGATTTTGTAGACTTATCTTCTTATAATACTAGTACTAACGGAAATTTATATTGTAATATATATCAAATAGGTAATGATGACGGATATTCAAGCTCACAAATTGAAATAAACAATTATAGATTTTCATTACAAATGACCATTTTAGAATCTCCTCGTATACCTACAGCTACAGCAGCTACTCAAGGTTCATTTCCTCCTTAATATTTGTGTAGTAAAAATTAATTTATGAAATCTTTCAATAACATATCCTTCTATTGGATTTATATCATAATCTAATAATTTTATTATATTTAAATAAAAATCTTTAGTTCTTTTTAATATTTGTTTTTTTGAAACAATAAACTGAGCTCCACAACCAAAATCAAATTCCATATTGTCTTTTTGGTCGTTAAACAATTTTGTATAAATATCATTGAGTTTTAAACCATAATGATGGGGACAACCAGATAAATTGGTTGTTTTAATAGTTTCACTTAAAAACTCAAACTCAATATCTAAATTTTTATTACTGATATATTTTTGTAAATTATTTATTATATTTGGTGAATGGTCAAACGGATTTCCTTGTAAAAAAATAGTGTACTCATTCAAATTTTCATAATTATCATAAATATATTTATAATAAGAATGACCTTCTCTACCAACATTATTTAATATTATTTCATTATGAATATCAAGTTTATTTCCTTTATTATAAATTAAAACATTGGAAAATTGTTTAGTCCATTCAACATTTTCAGTATATCGTGATACGATTATTTTTATATTATTGGTTTCATTTATAATTTTTTCAATAGTAGGAAAAAACGCAAGTTCATTTAGTATTCTTTGTTTTTCTTGGCGTATAATATCTATTCTTTGTGACCATAAATCTTCTTCTATAGCTTGCTTAATAATTTGATATGAATTCTCAAAATCATTTATATCTAATAGTACAAATGCTCTTGAATCAATATAATCTGTTACATTTGGACAACCATAATAAAAACAAAGCGATTCGCATAATATTGGTTCCCATAACTTTTCGGTAATAAAATTTTCCTCATAGTTATTTTCAATCATAAAATAATATTTATATTGTAACATTCCTTTACTTTTATCTATATTTGGACTAACAGGTCCTTTAAAATTTTTGAAATTATGATGATTATCTTGATTATAAATATCAATTATTACATTTGGGTCATTCTTTTGTTCGATATATTTTAATAAATCTATTCGTGCAATATGTCCTTCGTCAAAGTATTTTGAGCTACAAATAGATGAAATAATTTTTGTTTTTTCTACTTTTAAATTTAATAATTCATTATATGTTAATTCTAGTTGCCAAAACGCATTATTATGATGATGTGTTTTTCTACCTCTAACTGCTAAAAACTTATCAGGATCAGGGTCAGCCCATTTATTCCATGTTTTAACACCCCAGTTTTTGGTAGCATCATTTACCCAAGGTTCCATTTGAAATACAATTGTTTTACTAGGTACAAAATATGCGTCTTTTGAACAAGAATTAATAATAACATAATAGTCAATTTCTTCTTTTACATAAGTCCATACTAACTCCATATTTTTCCAGACAAATCCTTTTTCACACATATTAGACCATTCTTTACACAATTGTTCTGAAGAACACCAGTTACATAACATTTTTACTCTGATATTTTTATTGTTATTGGTTTCTATAATTTTATTTTTGTTTTCTATTTGATTTTCATAATACTCTTTTTTAATATATATTCCATCATTTTCACCAAAATATGGTGATGGTTTTAAATTATCCAAATCTATTTTATTCTTAAAAAATCCTAATGTGTTAAATCCAACACACTTATCATCTTTTAGAGTAATTGTCATTTGTTCTTCTAATGACTTTTTATGATAGTATATATCATTACCGTGTTGGTCTAAATTTTGTATAAAGGTAAAATTTTCTTTTAAATCTAAATTATTTTTTAAATTTGAAAAATCTAAACTATCATATATGGTTTGAATATCTGAATCTATTTTTTTCCCGGCTTCATTCCATTCAGAAAATACTAATTGTGGTTGACATTCATATGATTCTAAATTATTTGTTATTTTCATAACATAATCAATGCCGTGTTTAATTCCATTATTTTGGATATAATCAACTATTTTTTTAGCTCCATTTTTATTTATTGAATAACAAAACGTTCCTCCAATGTATAAATCTTTATTTAATGGTACTACTTTAATTATTTTTGATGAATTATTATCATAAATATTTCTTACTTTTTGTCTATTTTTTTCATACATAGTATAACCTAAAAAAAGGCAGTCCTTTGAAATAAAATCATTTTTAAGCGATTCGAATTTATCCTTAAAATTAGTACAAAGAGAGAAATCATCCTCCATAATTAAATAATATTCATTATTCTTATCATCTAATAGTTGTTTCCACAAATTATAATGACTTAGAGCACAGCCTATAAATCCTTTTCTGCTTCCAAAATCATTCCCTTTAAATAGGTCAAATAATTCTTGAGTAGGTTTTAAAATGTGTCCATCTACTGCTTTTACAAACTCGTAATTATTAATACCAGAAATTTCCAATTTCTTAATAGTTTCTTCTTTTCTATCTGGTCTACGCTCTAAATTTACGATTTTTATATTATTTTTTGCTACTTTTTTAGGTTCTTCTTTATAAAACTGATTTTCATCATTTAAATCATACGCATTTTTTACATTTTTTGTGCCACGGTCACTTGTTAATCTTCCTATATGACGATTTGTCATTTTATTAAAAAATGCGGAAGTATATCCAGCTTTTGCCCATTTATTAGCATAATCAATTTCAAAAAATGCGTTTTCTGAATCATAATTACCTAATTCTAATATTGTTTTTACATCTATTAATGAAGGACGAAAACTATAATGCGGCCAATAATGACAATTTTGATATGAAAAAATACCATTTACAAAGTTGTGTAAAGCAATATTACTATATTCGTTATTTATAATATGACCATATGTATTATAATTTTTAATTGTCTCTCCATAATTTCTATTAAATAGTACTTGTTTTACATTATTACTTGTACATAATTCATTATTCATCGCATTTATCGCTTCTTCAATATAATTCATTTTATTATAAAATAAAAAATCGTCTTCCATGTGTATCCAATACACTGGCTTTATTTCATTCAATTTATCCCAAATAATATTCATGCTTTTTAAATGTCCTTTCTCTTCTATTGTTTTGTTGTAATAGTTTATCCACGGATAAAAAACTTTCATATTATTTCTATCTTCATCTGTTGAATTATCGTCTACACAAAACCAGTAATCAACTTTATCAATATCTAACCAATGATTTAACATAGAATTCACCGTTTGTTTAAATAAATCAAATCGTTTACACGTTGTAAAAGATAGAAAAATTTTAGGATTGTTGCGATTTTCAAATGAATAATTAGAAAATTTTACTAGGGTTGATTTATTTTTATCAAATAAAGTATTCCAAATTGTAATAATATTTTCATCAATTGTTTCTTTTTTATTAGAAATATCACAAACTAATGAATCAAATGAATAAAATAGTTCTAAACTATTGCTATTTGTATCTGCTTTTAGTAAATCTATATAAAAAGCACAATTTTTTATTGTTGATATTAACAAGTTATATGGTAATATTTTATTAATTAAAATTTGTTTACAACACGCATAACCACTTTCTTTATCATTAACATAAAAAGCCGAAATCATATTTTGATATTCTAACTGGTCTTCATACAAATTTTGAAATAAAAATAACTTTCCTTCAGGTTTTTTATTATAATTTTTAAACTTATGATATAAAGCATTTACTAATAAATGTTGACCATCATTTCTTAAAAAACTTACCGCGTTTACTATACCATCAATTCTTTCAGTATCATATTCGATTGTTTTGTACCAATATTTTAAAGCATTTACATTGTCGTTTTTTTTCATGTATAATTCTCCAAGAGTAAAACAACTATGAAATTTTTCTTGAAACCACATATTTAATTCAAGGCATTTTTTATACCATTCAATGGCATCATCAATGTATTGCGGACCGGAATCTTTGAAACTTTGGGCGCAATAAAATGCATATCTACACGATAAATTATAATCCGTTTTTTCTTCTTCGTAATGAGCTTTTTTTAGTATATTTGCGTCATCAATATATTTATTTGGATTTTGACTTCTATTACCTGTTCTACCTGAAATAATATAATAATCTCCATTTATATTATTCTCTCCTGAAACTTCATCAATATTTGACAAGTATTCGTGTAAAACCCCTTTGAAACACCATCGTTTTCTATTATTAAATAATAGCGGGCGCATATATACAAAATCTTTTCCAAAATTAAATTTATATTTATCACAATCATAAATAGGTGGTAATTTTAAATCCCCGACTATTTCATCGTCCGCATCAAATATAAATACGTAATCGCTTTTATTATAAGCAGCCGTTAATGCAATTGACCTATTATAACCAAAATCTCTCCATTTATGCTCCACTAATTCACCTTTAATATTTTTTTCTTTAAAAAAATCTATTATTAGTTCTTTTGTATTGTCAGTCGAACCAGTGTCGCAAATAACCCAATAACTAAAATTAATATATGAACATAAATTGTTCAGTGTTTTAATAATAATATGAGATTCATTTTTTACAATCATATTTAAACAAATTGTTGGTTTTATTTTTGGCAAATTCATTTATATTATTTAAATTTAATTTGTATTTAAATAATAATTAAACTAATTATTATTTAACCTATATGGAAGTTAAGTTTACAAGTAGGCTAAACCAAACTAGGTAGAGGGTAATGGCACTAACCCCAATTTTATGCTTCCCAAACTGGCTACATCATACTTCACAACTAACGGCAAATCGTTTTCAAGATATACTTCAATTTGAGGACATAAATTTGTGCATTTAATAAAGTATCCAAGATTTTTCAATGAGAATTCCCCTTGAATAACTTTAGATGAATCTTGTTTTAGAATAAATTTCATAGACTCGTCCGCTTCAGCTCGATGAATTTCAGCAGAAGCGAATTGTCCTTGGCATTTGAAAATTAATTCATTGCCAACAGATTTAATTTCAAGTTTATCAGAAATAGCAGATAAATCACGAATAATTTTCTGAAAATCAGCAGAAGGAAGATTAATAATTGATGAAAATTTGACATCAGGAACTTCAAGTTCGTCTTGTTCAGGTTCAATTAATTTTAATTTCTGAGTTTTACATTGTTTAATATTTCCATTCTCAAATCTAAGTGCTAAATGAGAAACAATTCCATCATAATAATCATTATTTTCAATATAAATAGTTAACGTATCATCATTATCAATAGAATTAATTAATTTAAATAGATGAAACATGTTTACTCCAATAATAATTTTTTCTTTTTTACATTCATAAAATTCAAAATTAGAAGCAGCTAAATAAAGATGAACTAAAATAGTATGCGATTTATCCATATTAATAATTCTAATTCCATCAGGTTGAAAAGAAATATTTGTCTCTAAAAGAATGTCTTTAAGAGCAGTCATTAGTGTACGAAATGGAGCAATTTGTACAGTTTTAATAGTTAAAACATTATTATTAGTTGATGAGTTTGTATTAATAAAATGAGACATTATAAATAGAATTAAACGCAATTCTTTAAATACTTATGTATAAAAATTATTAGTTTTTAATTTTAATATAAGTTAACTTTTGGAACTCTCCGGTTTCCATACCCATGTTTTTTACGAGCTAGCTGGGCTGCTTTATATCCTTTTGAACCGTGTTTACAACCTTTATTTAAAATATTGTAATCAATTGCTCCTGCTTTACCAGATGTTAAAGCACTTGCTAAACGTGCTACTCCCCATGATTGTGCTGTTTGATTCGGTCTTGAACCAGATGAAAAATAAGCTCCAGCGCCTTTATTAATAATTTTAGCTAAAGCTGCTTTTGAGCATCCCGATTTTTTTGATAATTCGTCTGTTGCTCCAATTTTTTCAATACCATAAACTTTTTTTGCTTTTAAAACATGTGATGATGATTTTGATTTGAAAGATTTTATAGGTTTGCGTGTATAATATTTACCTTTTCTGTATAATTTTTTAGATTTTAATAACATTTGAGATTGTTTTTTCTTATCTTTTGCGGTTAATCTTTTTGGTAAGTACCTTAAATTAATCTTTCTCTGTTTATGTGTCTTCATAATATTACAAAATAATATATTATTTAAAACTAACTTAAAGACTAACAAAAAATGTAAGTAATGGAAGAACAAAAAATAAAAACTGTTACGAAATTAATAAATGACTTAAATAGTAAGTACAAGGATAATCAATATATGGTTCAAAGATTAGAAACTCATCTATTTAATTTACCAAATATTCTAGAACAAGAAAATAAAAAGTATGATGAGCGTGTTACAAGAATTAACGAAGTAACACTTGAACAAGAAAATTTTTATAAAGTTTTTCTAAGTAAACATCAATATTTTTATATGCCATATAATAGTATCTATTATGAATATGATGGAAAAACTTATAAAATTATAAAAGATGATGATATTCACTATCAATTATTATCAACAATTACAGATGAAGGTAAATTAATCCAATGGAAACACAAGACAAAGCAAAATATTATCAGACAGATTAAAGAAAGAAGTTTATTTAAATCTACACCTGAAACATATACAATTCAAAATGTTCTTGGTTTTCTACAAACAATATTTCAAACAAAAACAGAGGCAAAATATTTTTTAACAATTGTAGGTGATTGTATTCTTAAAAAAAATAATGATAATTTATTGTATTTTGTTAGTTCAAATCTAAAAAAATTTGTTACATTAATTGATTCTATTGTTTATGTTACAACTGGTAATTCTATAATGAATAATTTTATTACAAAATATCATGATAGTCACAAAATAAATTTATATCGTTTAATTAAAAGAACGGAAACAACTAATACATTATCAAGTGATATTGTTAAGAATGTGTTGAATACTATTGGTATTGACTTATGTTGTGTGGCTACTCATTACTCAGAAAGATATAGTAATGCGGATAATTATTTGAATACAAAGGATGAAGATTATATAAAAAATTATGTATTATATTTTGTAAAAAATTCATTACATCCAATTATTAATGATTTTATATCTCAATGTATTGAAACGGTTTGGGTCGGTGCTAATAATTCAGATATAAATTGGAAAAATATGCATTATATATGGAAACTTTATTTATCAAGTCTAAATATTCCAAATATTGTTTATTCTCAGCAATTACAGGAAATATTTATGACTAAATTATCTTATAAAAATGAATCATGTAATATAGTATTTACTAATGTGACAAGTAAATATTTACCAAATGTTAGTTCATTTTTGTCTTTTTGGGATAAACATATTATAATCATTAATGATTCAACAAGTGATGATGAATATGAAATAGATGAATTAATGACATTATATAAAAATTATGATAAAAAAATAGGTCAAATGAGTGATACAAATATGGTTAAAATGATTTGCCATTATTATTCTCCTCAAGTTGAAGTTATTGATAATAAATATGTGACTAATATTAAATGTAATTTATGGTCTAAACATGATGATATAACAGCATTCTTAGATGATTATAAATTTAATCTAGTAAATAAAGGTTTTACAAGTTTGAATACAGATATTATTAGTTTTGATGAATTATATCAATCATATAAAATTTATATTAATGCTAAATTAATAGTTGATCAAAATGTAAATTTGATTGTGTCTAAACAATTTTTTGAAAAATATATAACAAATAAATTATATGAATTTATTAAATTTGAAAAATTTGTTAGTTCAGAGTGGATAATAAACTGAAATAATTTATGAATTTATAAAAATTTTTAAATTATTATATTTAATTTCCCGCTCCAGCTCTTTCTTGTACACCAATTGAGCCTGGAGAAAGTTGGAAACGTTGACTAGTTGTTCCACCACGCATACCTCTAGACCTTCTTCTGCGTCCTCCAGCCATACCAGCTAAGAGTTGAAGATTAGCAGAACCAGCATCTCCTATAGTAATTCCTTGCCCTGCGATTCCATCTCCAGACCAATTAGCAGAACCCGCTTCAGACATCATTCTCATGCCAGAACCTCCCTTCATTCTGTGACGACGATGTCTTTTACCGCCAGACATGCCAGCCGCTTCTTGGACACCAATAGAACCCGAATTGCCATAATTAGTTATGCCTTGTCCATCAATACCCGCAGCAGAAAGTGATACACCAATATTGGAATGACCTCCTTTCATTTTCTTGCGTCCTTTACGATTTTTTTTAGTACCAGTTTTAACAAAACCGAATTTGCCTTTTTGTGTTCCATAACCATATTTTAAAAGACGCATTTCTTTTTTAGCGCTAAAGTGTTTAGATTTAGAAACAATACGTCCGTGAGACATCATAAGGTCAGACTTAGTTAGTCCACCAGATGTTCGTTTGGCAGTTCCGTTCCAAACTTGACGACGAGAACCAGTAGTTTGAGTCATTATACAATAATTAAAGAAAAAAAAGTAAAGTTGTCTAAATAATAATAATTAAAACGCATTTAAAATCTATTTCTTAATGGTCTAGGTAATCCTCCAGGTTGACCTTCCCATCCTCCAAGATAATTAAGTTTAACTGGGTTATTAAAATTTCCAAATGTTGTTCTTCCTCCTAAAGTTCCTGTAATAGCTTGAGCAATACGATTATTTTCAGTTTGCGATGAATCATTCCATCCTTGTTTAATAGAGTTTGCACGTGGTGGTATACACCCACACAATGTTCCATCAGTAATATCGGTGTTATTACTTGTGTTGAATGAATTATAATATTGTCGAATAAATTCTTTATTCAATAATAATCGTAAATTTCCTTTATTTCCAGGTGTAAATCGATTATTATTGTATCGTGTCATATTTAATATTTAGTGATATAATTATTTTTGTTATAACTTGTAAATAACTTGTAAAGGTTTTATTTTGAAATATTAGCACATTTTTCATATTATTCATCAATTAAATTTATTATTTCTTCAAATTGAACCCACCAATCATCAAATTTCATAAATTTATCTATATTAATTTCTTCATATTCATATGGTTCTTCAAATTCAAAATAATAATGGTTAAATCGTTTTAGCCATCTCTGTAAAAGTTTTACATAATTTTTTTCATGCAAAAGATTTGTATATTTAAATTTATCTGTTCTTTCTTCAAAATATATTCCACCTGTTAACATAGTATTAAAATCATTTGCTTGAAAACAAGTATCAGATGAAGCCGCATTCCAAAAAATATCTCTCAATGTAAAATATACATTGTCTTCAAATGACTTTTTCTTGAAATCATTGTCATCCTTAATATACATATATTTAATTCCGTTGATTAATCTTCCTGACATCTTATAATATAAAAATGCTTTTAGTTATTTATATTATTTTAATTCAATTTTTTTACACCTTTTAACATTTCAAACGCCGATTTTCAATAAGCCACATAATCACTTATTTTTGGGATTCTATTATTCGGCACTTTACTTAACAGTTAAAAAATGTAAAATCAATAGTAAGGAGTTTCACCTTACGATGGTCCAACTTAACCCAGTGAAACTGGTGAAGGACGAAATGAGTAGCAATTATGTCACACTTTGTTTGACTTTGGGTCTCACGAAACACTGCTAAACAATCTTGAAAAGATTGGAAGTAACCCCATTTATTATCATTATTACTTAATATACAATATTGGGTGTCTTTAAGTTATTTTAATTAAGAAATATTAAGCGTTTGAAATGTTAAAAGGTGTAAAAGCTTAATTATATTATTGAAAGTAATTTAAAGAGTCTTTAAGTTAAAAATTGATAATATATATTATTGAAAGTTCTTTAAGTAGGCTTAAGAATAATATATATAATCTGTTAAATAATTTTCAAAAAGTAATTTAGGTTTTGAAAAATGGACATTTATAAATGTCCAAAATGAGAAACCTGAAAAGAGTTTTGAAAAAGCCTTTTTCTTAAACCCAATTTAGACCATAATGCTCTAAAATGAGAAAAATACGAGAAAAATCTGTTATGCGAAAAATTATATATTTAAATAACTTAAAGCAGAAATAATATATTCATAATATATATATGTCAACGTTTAGCAATATTATTCTGCCAGATTTCTGCCCCAAGTTTTTTTGCGAAAAGTGTCACTATGGAACTAGTAAGAAAAGTAGCTACGATGATCATTTAATAAGCAAGAGACATAATAAATCAACCCCAAGCAATAACATTCTGCCTAAATTCTGCTCCGTTTTTATATGCCAAACATGTAATAAAAAATATAAAGATAATTCCGGTTTATGGAGACATAAAAAGAAATGTACGTTTAATCAAGAAAAATATGAACCCACATTTAATGATTTGAAATCGCACGAAAAGCAACAACAATTAGTTGATTATCTTATGAAAGAAAATTCTGAATTTAAACAACTAATGATGGACCAAAATAAACATATGTTGGAACTAGCAAAGAATTCTGTAGGGCATAATACTAATGTAATAAATAGCAATAATACAACTAACAATAACAATACCAACAATAATTTTAATCTTCAGTTTTTCTTGAATGAAACATGCAAAGACGCAATGAATATTATGGAATTTGTTGATCAGTTGCAAGTAAGTATTAAGGATTTGGAAGAAACAGGGAGATTAGGTTACTCTGAAGGTATTTCCAAAATATTCATCAATGGTTTAAAACAAATAAACATATCAGATAGACCTATTCACTGTTCTGATTCTAAAAGAGAAATTGTTTATATTAAGGATAAGAATCAATGGACAAAAGAAGATGATAATAAGAGTTTGCTAACAAATGCGATTAAACATGTAGCACATAAAAATATGAGACAGATTAAAGAATGGACAAAAGTTAATCCAGAATATAATGATTCCTCTTCTAAACAGAATGATCGGTATTTAAAGATTGTTAGTAATTCTATGAACGGATCAACAGAAGAAGAAACTAACAAAAACTATAATAAAATTATAAAGAATATCACAAAGGAAACTGTTATCGAAAAATAATAACTAAATTTTTAAAAATAAAATTGAAACAATTTAAATAGAAAAATCAAAGGTATATATCTACGATATAATGAGCGCTACTGACGACAATACTTTATATTTTGATGTTCAACAAAAGACAGATAAGCAACATATTTTAGATAATCCAGATACATATATTGGGTCTGTTGAAACAGTAGATGCCGATATGTGGATTATGAATGAAACTAGTGATAAAATTATTGAGAAAAATATTAGTTATGTTCCTGGATTATTCAAGTTATTTGATGAAGGTATTGTAAATTGTAGAGACCATGTTGTCCGAATGCAATCAAAGATTGAACAAAAAGTAGACAATTCTTTACCAGTCACTTATATTGATATTGCTATTCAAGATGATGGTACTATTGTTATGATTAACGATGGCAATGGAATTGATGTTGTACAGCACCCCGAATATAAAACTTGGGTTCCTGAACTAATATTTGGTCATTTAAGAACTTCAACTAATTACAACAAAGAAGAAAAAAAAATTGTTGGAGGAAAGAATGGATTTGGATTTAAACTAGTTCTAATTTGGTCAACATATGGTCAAATCGAAACGGTAGATCACATTCGTGGACTAAAATATACTCAAGAATTTAAGGATAATCTTGATACTATTTGTAGCCCAAAGATTGTTAAAGCATCAAAATGTAAACCATATACAAAAATTACATTTAAACCTGATTATCAGCGATTAGGATTGAATGGATTAACCGAAGATTTAATTTCATTACTTAAGAAAAGAGTATATGATATCTCGGCAGTTACTGATAAATCAATTAAGGTTAAATATAATTCATCTATAGTTCCAACCAAAAACTTTGAGCAATATATGAATTTATATATTGGAGAAAAAACAGCTAATCCAAGAGTATATGAGGAAGCAAATATTCGTTGGGAATATGCAGTCGCATTAACTCCAACAAATGAATTTATTCAAGTATCATTTGTAAATGGTATTTATACTTCAAAAGGTGGAAAACATGTTGAATATATTCTCAATCAAATTACTAGAAAATTAGCTGAATTTATTGAAAAGAAGAAAAAGGTTAAGGTGAATCCAAACTCAATCAAGGAACAATTAATTTTGTTCTTGCGTTGCGATATTGAGAACCCTGCATTTGATAGTCAAACAAAGGATTTTATGAATACTCCTATGGCTAAGTTTGGATCTAAATGTGACGTAAGTGATAAATTTATTGAGAAAGTAGCAAAAATGGGAGTGATGGAAGCAGCCTGTGCAATTACTGAAGTAAAAGAAAATAAAGCCGCTAAAAAAACAGATGGTACAAAAAGCAAATCTATTCGAGGTATTCCAAAGCTAGATGACGCTAATTGGGCTGGAACTGAAAAATCAAAAGATTGTATGATTATCTTTTGCGAGGGAGATTCAGCAAAAACTGGTGTCATTTCTGGATTATCATCAGAAGACAGAAATACAATTGGAGTTTATCCTTTGAAAGGCAAAGTTATGAATGTAAGAGGCGAAGCAGTTAAAAAAGTATCAGAAAATAAAGAAATAGCAGAAATTAAGAAAATTCTCGGGCTAGAATCTGGAAAAGAATATTTAAGTATTGAAGACGTCCATAAAAATTTGAGATATAGCAAGATAGTATTTATGACAGATCAAGATTTAGACGGTTCTCATATCAAAGGCTTGTGTATCAATTTATTCCAAAATGAATGGTCTTCTTTAACGCATATTCCAGGATTTATTGGTTTTATGAATACTCCAATCTTGAAAGCAAAAAAAGGAAACCAAGAATTAAAGTTTTATAATGAAGGTGAATATGAACACTGGAAAAATGAAAATAATACAAATGGATGGACAATCAAATATTATAAAGGTTTGGGCACTTCAACAAAAAGTGAATTTAGAGAATATTTTGAAGAAAAAAAGTTTGTAGGATTTGAACATACTGGAGCAACAAGTGATGATGCGATTGACATGGTATTTAACAAGAAAAGAGCAGATGACAGAAAAATTTGGTTAGAAACAATTTATAACAGAAATAGTTTTGCGGATACCAGTAAACAAATGATTCCTTATGAAGAGTTTATTAATAAGGAATTGATTCATTTCTCTAAGTATGATTGTGATCGTAGTATTCCTAATTTAATGGATGGTCTTAAAATCAGTTTGAGAAAGATATTATTTTGTGCATTTAAAAAACGTCTAACTAGTGAAATTAAAGTGGCACAATTTTCAGGATATGTATCTGAGAATTCATTATATCATCATGGAGAAGAAAGTCTGAATAAAGCAATCGTTGGAATGGCTCAAAACTTTATTGGTTCAAATAATATCAATTTACTATTTCCATCAGGACAGTTTGGTTCAAGAATTAAGGGTGGACAAGATGCATCGAGTCCAAGATATATATTTACCCGTCTTGAAAGAATCACCAGATGTCTCTTCCCAGAACAAGATGATAAAATTTTAAAGTATTTAACTGATGATGGAACCCCAGTTGAACCTCAATTTTATGTGCCGATTATTCCGATGGTTTTAGTAAATGGTTCAAAAGGCATTGGAACAGGATTTAGTACTGAAGTTATGTGTTATAATCCAAGAGATATAATATCTTATTTAAAAAATAAATTACAAAAAAAATCTGACACATTGATTGAATTCTTTCCTTATTATGAGGGATTTACTGGAATAACAGAAAAAGTTAGCGATACAAAATTTGTATTTAAAGGAAAATATGAGAAGATTGATACAGATAAAATTAAAGTAACCGAATTACCAGTTGGTTATTGGACTGAAGATTTCAAGGAATTATTAAACGATTTACAGAATGACAAAGAAAAAGAAAAGGAAAAGGAAAAGGAAAAAGATTCAGCAAAGCAAAAAGAAGTAAAGAAAGTTGTTCCTGTTGTAAAAGACGTATTTGAAAATTATACTGATACAACAGTCGAATTTATTATTGTATTTAGCAAAGGAAAATTAGAAGAGTTAGAATCTGTAAAAGGAGAACATGGATGTAACGGATTAGAAAAATTATTAAAGTTATATTCGACGAGTTCAACTACAAATATGAATTTATTTAATTATGAAGATAAATTAAAGAAATACGAAAGTGTTGAAGAGATTATTGATGATTATTATGATATTCGGTTGGAGTATTATGAAGATAGAAAAGAAAATATGATTGATGCGTTAGAGAAAGAAATTATTATATTATCAAATAAGGCAAGATATATTAAGGAAGTATTAGAAGATACAATTGATTTAAGAAAGAAAAAGAAACAAGAAATTATCGAGATGCTTCAATCTAAGACATACGATATAATAGATAATGACGAAGAATTTAAATATTTAGTTAGAATGCCGATGGATTCGGTGTCAGAAGAAAATATAGAAAAATTATTGAAGGAAAATGGTGAAAAGCAAGATGAACTAGAACGCATCAAGTCAACAGCGATTGAGCAAATGTGGTTATCAGAATTAGAGATTCTTGAACATGAGTATACAGAATATCAAAAGGAAAGAGAGCAATCTCAACTTGGAGAAATTAAAAAGAAAAAGACGATTACAAAAGTAGCTGGAGGAACAAAGAAAGTTGTAATAAAAAAGACAGTAAATGATAAACCAGTGTCATTAAAAAAATAGATAAACAACACAGCATGTATTTAATTTAATTTTGATTGTTACACTATAGTGTTTTTAACCAAGTAAAAATTAGCTTTTTATTTTTTACTCAGTTTCTTGTGGATTTTCAACATTTCTAACAATTTTACTTGGTTCATATCTACAATTTCGTAAGAGTAAATATATTAAAAATAGTATAATAATAAACATAGTTGTTGGAAATTCATGCCAATAATGTCCTCCCATAATTAAAAAATTCCAAAAAGAATTGTTAGGAAACATATCTAAAAAATAAAATCCAAAATTTCCAAGAGAAAAAAGACACATTAAAATAAATAACACAATACATTCATAATAATTTAATTTATAATTATTATACAAAATATTTCCAACTAAAATAAGACCAGCAATATTTCTAAGCATATTATATATTAAAGCTATATATTAAAACTATATAATTTTATTTACAAAAACCGGTTATGTAACAATAAATAACAAAACAAGCAAAAATTGTTCCTACAACAAATCTATCTAAAAAAAACCAAACTGGAGAAGCAGTGCTACTTTGTGGTTTCGAATATTTGAGGTATATATTAATTATATTTTTAAAATCTGGATTTCTATTATATATTGTTGTATTAATATTTGAAAAATATAAGGCAATCGCATCAAATAATGTAGAAAATATAATTAAAACCAGTATATAATTAGGAATAAATTGAAATAACCCTAGCATATATGAAATACAAAATATATCTATACTTAAATTTCTAATCATAATTTAATAATATATGATTATATAATTTAATAATATATGATTATATGATTATATAATTTAAGAAAATAGTACACTTTTGGAGATTTATCTACTAATCAGAAATAATATACACTTACAATTTTTCATATATTTTTTCTAAAATTTTATTGTTAGTTGCTTGTAAACTAATAAGTTGATTAGACATATTTATTAGTTTTTTCTCTTGAATATTAATTATTTCTAAAACCTCTTTTGGAATGTCGTAATTCTGTGTTACTAAACATGATTTATTATAATCAGGTGGTACCCAATAATGTTTATTTCCTTTTGATTGAAATAATCTTACAAACTTATTAACTTTAAGCATTAAAATAATATATGTTATATCTTTAAATAGATATATAAATATTATTTATTTAAAACCACTGTGGCATTAAATAGTTATTTTTATCTTTTTGAGTTTCAACAATTGGATTTGAAAGTGGAACAGCTAATGTGCTAACATCACGTAAATATTTCTTATAACTTTGTGCTTCAGAATAAACATGAAAAATACAATAATCTAACACAATTTTGTTTAATTCCTCAATTTGTCCAGAAATGTGTTGAGGTTGGTTAGCGGCATGTTGTAAAAATACACTTCTCATAATAACTTTAAGTGTATCACAATCTTGAAGAGCAACAGTATATTGTTTATTTGATTTATGATAAACACCAGATCGGATACCATTTTGAATAATTTGTATATTTTGTTTAGAGAAATAAGCTTTAGATAGGGGCGTTTCATCCCATTGTCCTAATGTTGGTTCCCTAAATGTAGCACATTGATTAGCTGGGATTTTATCATACATAGCAAATAGTTTGCTTAGTTCAGGTCCTTCCTGCGTTTTATTAATAATATCAATACGTCCATTGGAACTTTTATAACTATTCATATTATAATACATTCATAAAAAAAATATATATACACCTTTTAAAAGGTGATGCCAAATATATTTTGTTATATTTTTCTTAAATTTATTTAATATATTTAGATATACTTTTCTTAAATTTATTTAATATATTTTTCTATACTTTTCTTAAAAGTATATATATATAGAAATGATTTTTCAAAAAATAGTACTAACAATAGCTACAATATTACTAATAGTTATATTAGTGGTAATTGGTGTATCATTATCTAAAGCAAGTGTAGAAGACACTTGGCCTCCAATTGTTGGAGAATGTCCTGATTATTGGGTTGATATGTCAGGAAATGGAGAAGCATGTTTTAATAGTCATAGTTTAGGAAGATGTAATATACCAAGTGAAAAAGAAAAAGGCACTATGAATTTTAATCAATCACCATTTACAGGAGATAATGGGTTATGTTCTAAATATAATTGGGCTACATCATGTCAAATAACGTGGGATGGTATTACATCAGGAGTTAAAAATCCATGCGATACATCAACTGATACAACAAGTTAGCACAATATTGTAAATTATATATATAAATCTATTAAAATTATATAGCTATATATTTATAGTAATTAATATGGTATTTTCAAATAATCCTAATGAATTTTTAAAAAATATTGATAAATTGCCTGATGTGTTAATAGATATAGTTTATTTATATATTCCAATATCAGTAACTATGTTTTTAACAAAAAAAGAATATATAGAGAAACATCATATTGTAATACAGTTTATTGATAAAAGAAAAACAGAACAATATATTCGTGCAATGATAGAACATGATAATGATTTTGTATTTAAACATTTGTTAATAGAGAATTATAGAAGATGGATATATATGACTAAATATTATTACAAAGAATGTATTTATGGAAATTATTTGAATTTTTTAGAGGCATATTCGATGGATAATGAATCAATAAAATGTAGAAATTTAATACTTAAATTATTTGAAGAAGAAGGATTATGTAAAAATCAACATAAAAAGAATACAATAAGATATATAAGATGGAGAACTTAAATATAAATGATTTATTAAATCGCAATGAGGAAGCTAATAAGATTAAAGAAATTTTAAAAGATTTTGAAGTGAATAAGAATAATTTATCAATAAAACGTGGATTATATATTCATGGTGATCCAGGTTCTGGAAAAACAACATTTATAATAAATATTCTTAAAGAACAAGATTATGATATAATTAAATATGATGCAGGAGATATAAGAAATAAGTCAATAATAGACACAATAACAAAACACAATATGTCTGACAGAAATGTGATGAGTATGTTTTATAAAAAAGTAAAAAGAATCGCAATTATAATGGATGAAATAGATGGTATGAATAATGGTGATAAAGGAGGTATAAATTCTTTAATAAAAATAATAAGACCTAAAAAAACAAAAAAACAAAAATTAGAAGAAACAACACTGAATCCAATAATTTGTATAGGAAATTATCATATTGATAAAAAAATAAAAGAATTGATGAAAGTATGTCATGTTGTAGAATTAAAATCTCCAACAAAACAGCAAATAACAACAATAATTGAAAAACTAATTCCGTTTTTTAATAATCTAAAAGATGAAGAAAAAAGGATAAATATAATAAATTATATTCAGGGAGATTTAAGAAAATTAAAAACGATTTATGAATTATCAAAAAATAATGAAAAAATATTAAGCAATAATATTTTGACAAATATTTTTTTAAAAAAATCGTATAATGATGATACAAGAAAAATAACAAATAAATTAATTAATAATAACTATAAAATAGAAGAACATCTAACGATAATGAATGAGACAGATAGAACTATAGTAGGATTATTATGGCATGAAAATATTATAGATGTATTAGGAAAGGTTAAAAAAGAAGAATCAATACCGTTCTATTTAAAAATACTGAACAATATGTGTTTTGCAGATTATATTGACCGCATAACATTTCAAAAACAAATATGGCAGTTTAATGAAATGAGTTCATTAATAAAGACATTTAACAATAATAAAATATACCATGACGTATTTGCAACAAAAAAAAAACAAAAATATAATCCTGCTGAAGTTAGATTTACAAAAGTACTAACAAAGTATTCAACAGAATACAATAATTCAATTTTTATTCAAAATTTATGTCAAGAATTGTCAATGGATAAAAATGATATGTTTGCTTTCTTTTTAGATCTCAAAAATAAATATAATGATAATGAGATTATATTATTATTTGAAAACTATGATATTTCTAAATTAGATATAAATAGAATATATCGATATTTAGAAAAATATACAAATGAAAATCCTAGTGAAACTGACGAAATTGTACAAGACGACGAACCAGATGATGAACAAGACAAATAATAAGTATTTTAACATTTCATTTTAATTAAAAAATGTTAAAATAATAATTTAAAATAATAATTTAAAAATAAACATTATTACATATTTAGTCTTTGTTGTGCTTTAAGTGATTTTTTAAGCCAATTTTGTTTAACTTCAGTAGAAACCTTAGTTAATTGATGATTTTCATATTGTTCTGGAGTATCATAGTAAAGCATGAGAGGTTCTCTTCTACTATTACGACCAGTGGAATCTGTAACTTTGAATAAAATATCTTCATCAGTACAACCAACTAAAATATCATATCTAGCACCTGTAACAGCATTTCTAATTAAAGTTCTATGTTCTCCAGAACCATACATTTCAATATTAATATGTTTACGATATTTTCCATCAGTCCAAATGTTATTAAATGGGACACTATATTTTTCATAACGTTTATCCAATTTTTTAAGAGCAATAGCTGCTTCCTTTTGTCTTAATTTGAACTCAACAGATGATTCGTCATTGAAAGCAGAGTCGAAAATTTCGTCGTAATACATTTAATCTATAATATATTATAATACAATATGGTTTTAAGTCATTTTAAAAATATATTATTTGGTATATTTCGTAATCTGTTGAATATCATTAAGTTCTAAAGTCAGTTGTTTAACTTTTTTAAGAAGCTCTGAAATTAACACATTTTTATCTGAAAGTTTTTTTTCGTATTCGTTTCGTATAGTTTCAATATCTTTATTTATTTGGTTATTTGTAGGATTAAAAAATGACATTATTTTTTGTTGATTTTGTATCATTGTATCATGTTCTTCTTGTCGTTTAGCTCTATTTTCTTCCATTTGTTTCATTTGTTGTAGAAGTATTGGTTTATGTTCTGGTCTGCCTGGTTCATATTGTTCTAAAAGAGTATTCATGTCGTGCATATAAAATTGTTTTAATATAGGATCTTTAATAAAGGTATCAACAGTATAAGGAGATAAAATGGTTTTTGTTAGTTCTGGATTTTCAAGTAATTTTTCTTTATTTAAAGAATTATGTTTATGAGAAAATACTAATATGGATTTAACTGAATCTAGTTGAATTAAAGGTATTGTATATCCTTTTGTAAATTTTTGTTCTTCAGACAAAGCAATTTCATCATCATAACTAGTTTGTTTTAATAATTCTTTTTTAAAGGCAAAAGTAGCAGCAGTTGAATGATATTGTTTATATGGTCCACATTGAAACACAGAATTTCTTAAATCAAAATAAATATGCATTTCAGAAGAACCAGCAATTAAAAAGTTAGGATTCTTTTGTAACATATCTACAGCATGAGAAATACGTTCAGGAGGATAATAATCATCGTCATCCATATAAATAATAATATCCCCAGAACACTTAGTATGCATTAAATTTCTCTTTTTTCCAAGTAGCATTTTTTCTTCATAATAAAAATATTTAACTTGTGGAATATCCTTTACAAGATCTCCAATAGGGTCTGAACCGTCATCAATAATAATCCACTCAATTCTATTTTTTGGATATGTTTGATGCTCAAAGCATTTAATCATAAATGGAATGAAAGGTCTTCTATTAAATGTCGGTGTACATAAACTAACAAAAGGTATATTTGATTTATTTCTTTTTTTTTTCATTGTTAAATATATTATATTTTATAATCTATATTTAAATAGTTTATTTTAAAAATCTATATTAAGTCCATTTAATATCATATTTTTTGTGTTTTTGTTTATATTTTTGTCCACCAGATTGAGTATTAATATTAAGTTGTTGTTCAAGTTCGTCTATTTGTGGTTGAAGTTTAGCTTGTAATGCATAATTTTTAAACGCATCAGATTCATTATTTATATTCTTTTCGGATTCAGCTAATTGAGTTTTTAATTCGTTTAATTTATTTTCTAAGTTGGGTTCAGCTGTTAAAGGAGTAGTTATTAAAGGTTCATTTGTTAAAGGAGTAGTTATTAAAGGTTCATTTGTTAAAGGTTCTGCCTGTAAATTAGGTTCATTTGTTAAAGGTTCTGCCTGTAAATTAGGTTCATTTGTTAAAGGTTCTGCCTGTAAATTAGGTTCATTTGTTAAAGATTCTGACTGTAAATTAGGTTCATTTGTTAAAGGTTCTGCCTGTAAATTAGGTTCATTTGTTAAAGGAATATTTTCACTTCCAGTACCTATATCACCTCCAACTTCTGTAGGTTTTGTTAAATTTCTAAATTGTCCGTTTTGTAAAATCTTATCTATTTTTTTATCTTCGATGGGTATACTTTCACATATTTGAACTAATTTAGTATTTGTTAAATCGGCTACCGAAGCTTGTTTCATAGTTTGTCTTATTTTTAAAGAAAATCCATCAGTTCCAGGATTTGGCATTTCATTTGTATACAACCCCATAAAATATGCGAAAATAACTGCTACAACTATTCCGATAATAGCATTTGTTCCTAAATACTTAATTCCATTTGAAAATAAACTTAATGTAGCAAGAACAAAGAAGAAGAATGTTTTATAAGCAAATGTATCTTTAATAAAATCAATAATATTAAACGTTTTATTTGTTTGTTTAACTTTGTATGTAGCATAAAGTGGAGACATTAAACTATAAAGAGTAAAGAAGAGTGGACTAACAAATGTAGAAAAAGCTCCTACTGGAATCCAAATAAAGAAAAATAATATTATTTTTGTGAAACGTAGAAAACTAATATCTTCTGTAGATTCCCATTTCAACCCATTAGACTTTTGTTCTTCACCAAAAAATCCAGATAATAATCCTTCTTGTGGTTGTTGAACATCTCTAAACAGTTGCGGTATATTGATAATGTGATAAAAGATGCTTATACAAACATTAAAAAAGTATAATCCAATCCATAAAAAAATACCAAAAATACCATATAAAAACATTATTACTGATTCAGGAAGATAACTTAAATAAAAGAAAATGCTATTAATAGCAAGAAAATTCTTAGCAACCAAATTATCATATACTTTTGAAAAAAATAATGGTGCGTTGGCGAATAAACCATTATCAGGGTTAGCTGATTTTTTTAAAGAACATAACAAACTCTTATTAAAACTGTCTAAATATTCTTGTGAATTAAATATAGCTTTTTGAGATAAAGTATCTTTATTTTCGGAAAATAATGATGGTCGCATAATATTTATATCAATAGGTATATCCTTTACTATGCGGTCAATAATAGTATATGGTGCTAAATCAATGTTATCAGGTAAAATATTAGATTGAGCGACTTTAGTTGTATATAATCCAAGTCCTCCAATTACAAAAATAGATATACCAATTGTAAAAATGATACTTGACAAATAATTTGAAATAAATCCTTTAAAATCAGGGGAAGTAGTTGAAGTTCCAGATTCTTCTGCTTTTTTTTCATCAATTGTAGTTGTATCTTCAGTTGTAGACATTAGTTATAATAAATATATATTAAATTTATTTATTATAAACAAAAAATATGTAGAGATTAAAATGTTATGTTATTTAGATGTTATATTTAAGAATAATAATGAGTTGAAATAAATAATAAAAATCAAATAAAATCTAAATTGTATATATGACATTAAATTATAAATATACAATACTTTACATTTTTGTTAGTTTATGTTTATTTTGGTTACTAATAAAATATGGTTCATTAACTTGTAATAGATTAAAAATAGTAGAAGGTATAACCAATGGTAGCGATGCACTAACCGATTTTGAAAAATATTCGCACAAAATAATGCCTTATCCAAAAGATACTGTAATAAGTTATAATGATATAAATTCTCCATTATACAGTCATACTGTAAATATGCCAATAAATGATCCTGTTAGTTGTAAAAATTTCTGTGGTCCAAAATCCCAATGTCTACTAACAAGGGAACAATGTACATCTGATATAGACTGTCAAGGTTGTAATCCTGGTCCAACTCCACAAAGTACATGTTTAACAAAAGATGTAGAACCATATGATGATGCTGGAAAATTGGGTCAAAATCAAGGACTACAATATAGTCCGTTAACAACAGGATATAATAATCATAATGCGGATTTTGCGCAAATATATGAAGGTTCAAAGGATGCTCAAATAAAAAAGCCATATCAAGGATTAGATTTATGGACAGATTCTTTTAATAAAGGATTAGAGATGTATAACAAAAAAAGAGAATCAGCTGATAAGTATAGTGTTGCTGATTTGGGATTTGATATTGAAAGCAAAAAGCAATATTATGAACCAACATATCCGATGACCATATCGGCTACGGGACAATTCTATGAGACTACTCCACCAGCGTCAAATTCATCTTTACAAAAATAATAAGCATTATGAATATTTCCTAATTTATGTTGCATACATCAATCCAACATTTCCACCAATAAAGTTAACCATATTAATTCTTTCTTCAAATAAATGTAAATCAAAGTTATAATCATATATTCTCCAAGTTGGCTTATTAATACCTATTATATTACCCGTTTCTGGGTCACAAATAGTTAAACTTTGAGCTAACGGATCTAATGGTGGAATAATTGTTGTAAATTCTAATTCAATTTGATTAAATCTACTCATATTTATTGCCCCTGATGGTTGTAAATCAGAATTATTTGAATTGATACTAAAATTATAACAATATAATCCTGGAGGTGCGCTACCAGTTGTTCTTATATATTTTTCAATATAATCAAATACTCCTGCGGGCTGTATATTCTCTCTATAAGAACCATCCAGTAAAATACCCATAGCTACTAATATATTTTTGTCATTTTGAGGATTATATGGTTGATTAATAAGAAGACCTGTAAGTAATCCATCTGGATTTACACCTGGACCTATATTTACTGGAGTTAATATTCCATTTATTGTTCTATAGATTGTGTATATGCCTGTGGTGGGAGCTTGTACTACATTTAGCGGTAAATAATTATAAGGCCAATTAGTGTAATTAGACCATTCGTTACGCAAATTAGCATCACTTCGTTGGAAATAAAAAAGCCAATTTGAAATCATACCTAATGAATCTAATTGAACTTTATTTGGTCCCGTAACATTTGGAAATATTCTTTCATGGACTTGTTTAATTAAATATGTTTGCTCTTGTAATGCAAAAAGTCTTTCTTCTTCATTTGATAAAAAACAATATGTACAATTTAAATTAATATCCGCATTCCACAATGTTCGCTGGTCAGAATAAGAATTAATATCTATTACAACATCAGGTGGTGGCTGTAAGAAACGATAAAATTGCATATACCATAAATTAAAATTTGGAGAAACATAAGGATAATTATTTGTCGCATCAAATACATCACGAATAGTAAATAACTGATTAATTGGTCTTAATGTTATATTAATATGTAATTCGTTGTATTGGAGTGATGTTAATGGAAATGCCATCTGTGATTTTAATCCAAACCAATTATTTAATGGTATATATAAAATTTGACCTCTAATAGATGGCTCTGGACCAGCTAAATCTTCTGTATAATAAGCATTTGGATATGAATTAATACGAGAATTCGCATTCGCAGGGTCAACCAATTCAGGAACTTGTCCAATCATTCTATAAAATAATTCTTTCTTTTGACCAGTAAAATCACGTTGAACTGATGCTAATAAATAATCGCCTGAATATTCTTGTAATGTATAGTTTCCACAAGTAATACTGATTTTTGATATCATTTTAGCACCAATATTATCTATCCATTTAAATTCATATGGAGCCCATTGTTCTATATTTCCTAGACCTTGAGAATTACTTTGTTCGGTAATTTGTTGAGGCGGTAAAATCGGAGACCATATATTAGGCAAAGCGACTGATAAATAGCAGTCCATTAGGAGATCAGCATATCGTTTCACTTTAAATGTAAATGTTGATTCTTCAGAGAGACGTAAAGTTTTTGAACCTTCATAATCGAGTCTGAATT